CCTCCGCCTATATATAGGTGCGCAGAGGTTAAAGTGGTTGCTTGCGGGCGAAGAAATCGTTTTAGACCCGTTTAACTTCTTATCGGGTTATTGGATCCATCTTGACGGGCCTGCGGCCCTTAATCGTTAGGATAGCCCAATCAACCCCCGATTTTTCTTTTTTCCCCTTTTGTCATAGCGTGCGTTTGTCATAGCGTGTTCAGCAAGCAACTATTTTTATTCGATCTTCAGATATTTTACACATATCAGGAAGAAAATTAGCCATAACTAGTACATGTACAGTATTCAATTCTAAATACTTCACAGGCTTGTATTTTGTACTCTCGATTACTCTATCCTTCAGTGCTTCGATAACATCATAATTAATAAATTCTTGTACTGTACGCGGAAGATCAAATACAACGTTTTTGGTCGAACCTTCATCTACGTAGGCGAACAATATGTTCTCCTTCTTTCCTCCCCTTGTGTAGAACCAATCCTTTTGGATTAATGACTTCGCATACGTTGATTTGCCTTCATTCCCTTTTGGTCCGAATACCCAGATGATCGTTCGATCATCAGGTTCTGCTTCACCTGCAGGCGGCCGCGAATTCACTAGTGATTCGAGGATAGGATAGACATACCTTTCTTTGAATTCTTTCATCTTCTTCACCGATGCGTATCGGTGAAATATCTCTGGCTGTTCAATTTTCATTCGTTCCGGTGATCTTGTAACCATATCTGCTAATTTACGCTTATTCGAACCTGTTTGGCATGGAACCCCTAATTCAAGAATTAGGGCTTCTTTGGAACAGTACGCCTTGTTGTCGTAGTCTGATCCTCGAGCTTTCTCCCAATGCGCTCTCGACGAATATTTCTTCTTTATTCCGCTAATACGAAAACGTTTCTTCAAGGAAAGATATCCTTGAAGATGTTTCCGACCAGTATTCGGAGCAGTTTCGTCGCCGACGACGGCGTAGTGCACATCTTCCTCCTTCAAAGTCGCGAGGAATTTGCCTCGCTCCGTTGCGTCGGAATAGTGAAGCGTAAATGTCCAACGAGAGGCAGACATTTTATAGGTGCGCGGAGGTAGTGCGCCGGAGGTGGGTAATACTAGCCCA